AGCTTCCATGTAACGATCGTTATAAAGTTTTAGTAAATTGTCCTCACCTTTCATAAAAGTATACGCTTCAACTAAAGAACCATATAATAAAGCTAAAGAAGCATTAGTTCCTAGCCACGTTTCTCCACTAGCAACTGTAGTTATAGAGTCAGGACGATAAAAATAATGCAATTGCATGTCATAAGCTCCTGTAGGAGGAGGTGACAGTAAAAATGTTGTGTCATTCCAATCGGCATAATACCCTGGCATACCTGTAGAGGTACTATCTGGGTTATAATCTTGTAAAAAAGTTACTTGTTTATAAAGCAAAAACTCTACGTTAGAACCATTTTTTACACTTAAAGAAAAAGGAGCTAAAAAGTCTGTAGGTTTTGATAAAAATTGATTACCTGCACTTGTAGATCCTTCTGAGTTTTTTCTAAACACGGATAACTGTACTTCTTTTAAAATACGTTCTTCTGCATTTACTATAAAAGTATTTAATTGACTAACAAAAGTTGTTTCTTCGTTTTGTGTGTAATCTTGAATTGCTGTTTTTAATGTTGTGTATGTAAATGCCATTATGCCTCCACTATAACAGGGCCAGACGAAACGTCACCGCCTCCGCCTAACGTGTCTCCGGAGGTAGCTGTTTCTCCTCCTGTTGCTGTAATTGTATACGTGCTACTTGTTACTACCGTAACCGCAAAACCACTGGATGTCTCAATCATGCTAGTAGAAAAACCATCAAAAGGTGCTGACTTACGAAATCGTGTTATATCACCCGTAGAAAAACCATGTCCTGGTTGTGTAATAGTAATCGTAGTAGAACCAACAGTCCCAGAACGAAAAGGATTAAATCCTAATAATACTTCTACAGGAGGTTCTGTTCGAGCCGGACGACTAATACGTAAAGCTTGCGGATCAGGTTGAATACGTGGAGGAGTAAGTTGAGGTTGTTTAGCCTCAAACTCATCAGGTCCTACAAGTAACCCATTCCACTCTAAAATCATGGTTTTAAGAGGATATTCTCTTCCAGACCTGTCTGAAATTCCTTTAGCATATTTATTACTAGCAAAACGAGGCATTTTAAATCCTTAATGACTGTTGTGTTGGTACTAAACGTAAAGCAACTCTTTCACTATCTTCAGAAGCTGCTCGTTGCCACTCTTCGTCATACATTTGTTTTAAAAGTCCTATTCTTTGAGGAGCACGTTTAACAGCTAAATAATAAGAAAGTCCTGCAACTAAACACGGTAAAAAACGAAAAGGAACATCAGGAGTATTTTGCGCCGTACCTACATTCTCTATACGTTTTACACGGTAATAAATTAATTGATCTGTTGAGTTATTAGGAGCAGGCCAAACTGTAATTGTAGGAGTTATTTGCCTGTCTATATAAAATTGAGTAGGTCTTCCCTGGGATGTTTTATCAGGAATAGCAAGATAATCTCCTCGGCTTATTCTTCCTATTGATATATCAGAACCATCCCTACGTATAACCGCTTCTAAAATATCTACCGTAGCTTGTGTATCAGATAAGCTAGGTACAGCTGTTACTCCTGTCGTAGTTCCACTTGTAGTTCCAGTAACATTATCTGTTACTACAAAAGTTCCTACGGGAACAGTAATTGTAACGGTAGTTGCTGTAGGTTTAGTAATAATTTTAGCCGTTGCTCCGCTTACAGTTCCTGTAATTGTTTCGCCAATAGTTAAATTAGCCGAAGCCGCTACGGTTAAAGTAATAACTCCTAAAGGATACTCTGAAATAGCAGAGGTTGTAGAAAGCTGTGCCATACTTTGAGTTTCTTCTTCCACAACCCAGAGATTTAAGCCACGATTAGCCCAATCAGAAAATAAAAGATTTAAAGAGCGACGTGCTGTTTTAGAATCATAACCTGTACGTAATTCTAAACCACAACGTTCATAAGCTTCTTCAATAATTTCTGTTATACTTAAATTAAAATCTACAGTTCCTGAAGTAGCCATGCATTTATCCTTCCGCTATTTTTTTAAAAATACCTTTTGCAGGAGCTCCATCTTCCCCTGGTTTACGCATTGTTTCTCCTGATCCACTAGCAATTCTTTGCCTTTTAGCATGAATATTGGCATAAAGTCCGGCACCGCCTCTTTTATATTTCTTTTTAGGACGTGCGTCAGGAGAATGAACTCCACCAGACATATACACATATGCTGTGTCACCAAGATTTAATTTCTTTTTCTTTTCATTTCTTGCCGAAACGTTAGCTACAGAATTAAAAGTTGCCATAAAAACCTCCTATGTATTACCGTAAATCTTAATGCATTCTAATATAATAGTATAGGAATCATTAGCAGCTTCATTTTTTGTTCCAAAATATACATCGCCATTAGCTCCGCCTGTACCAAAAGTAGTAGGATTAGGAAGTCCGCTAAAACTAGAAAATTCTAAGTTGTCGCTGTAATTTTCTGGAAGTTGAATTGCCATGACTTGCGTTGTAGCAAACCAATTAATAATAACATTTAAGCCTATATTAGAATACCAAATTTTATTTATGCGTACTCCTATGCAATCATTTCCATTGACAGGATTTTTAGAAAGTGTTGAAACATCTATTTTTTTAACAGGTGTACTTTCACCGGTATCAACATATGTGTGAACAAAAGAAGCTACAAACTTCTGAGGGCCATCCATAATGATTGTATTGGTGTTTACATCAGCCATGATTTATCTCCTAAAAAAGGAGCTTCCGAAGAAGCTCCATTAATTAATTAAGTAGACTCTTTACCGTCGTCTTTTACATAATAGTAAATAACGCCTGTGATTGTTCCTCCAGTAGGAGCAGAACCACCGTGTCCACCTACAACTTTAATTCTTTCTGTAGCTGGTACGCCTACATCTCCTAAGTCAACACCAGCAGTGCTATCACCGCCCCAGACAGTTAGTACTGCTCCTGAGTCTGCGTCTGCCGCATCTAAATACCCATCTGTGTTAACAAAAGTTGTGCCACCATCATAGTCAGTATAACCCATATCTAATGTAGGGTTAGTTCCGCCAGTTGCGTCACCATTAAAACTAATACCTAATACTACTGCATTTTTAGGAAGAACTACTTTTCTTGTATCGGTTGCTGATACTTGAACATCCTGACCTGCTGCTACAGTTGGTACTAAATAAAATTGAGCCATCATCATCATGCCGCCACAATAAGTTTCTCTTTTATTGTCACCGCCATTTGAACGAACATTACTTGCAAAAGTTGTGTTAGCCATATTTACCTCCTCATAAAGGGTTTGCTTTTAGCGTCTTATGAGTATCTGCTAGGACAGTCGCTAAAAATTATATATTCCCTAGAAAATGGGGGGAACGTTCCCCCCATTCAATTCGTCTTATGATGTTCCTGGAGATCCATAAACACAACGTGGATCTGAGTAACCGTAGCTGTAACGCTCACGGGCTTTAAATCTTACGTTGCCTGTATCGAAATCGCCTTCCATCTTAGTAGACATGCTTAAACGTTCAAAGTGAATAAATCCACGAGGAGCGTCTGTCTTAATAAACCATGCGTTTGCATCGTTTAAGAAGTGATTAACTGTGTAACCCTGTGGAAGCATTCCCATGTTTCTCGTAGCGTTAACATCGTTATCAGCAGTCCCAGGACGTAATGTAGACTCAAGAAGTCTATCAGCTACGAACTGTAAGTTGGATGGAACTATCAATTTAGTACCTTGTACGGACACTTTTAAACCACGTTCGTCAACGTAACCGCCTATGTCTATTAAAGCATTTTCAAGACTGGTTTCGTTAAGGTCAGCAGCTGTTACAGGTCTATTAGCAAATGTACTACCAGTTACCAATGGGTGAGATGTATTAACTAAACTTACACCATCACCACCTGTTATAGTAGCTGTGAAAGCATCGTTTAATATAGTTGCACCTTTAACCTGTTTAGTGTGTGCCATACTTCTTGCTAAAGCTTTTGTATAACGAGAAGCTAGACGATCATAAAGATTATCTTCGATCGCTTCTTCTGTTATTGAGAAAGCTAATGCAATTGTTTCGTTATTATACCTTGCAGTATAAGCTTCTTGTGCATCGTCAAATGATACTGCACCACCCTCGCTTTTAACGGGTGCTGCGCCAAAACCAGATAGCATTACTTCTTCTTCAAATGCTCTTTCTGATGATTCTGTATCAAAGATTTCTGCCGCTTCGTTTTCATACCTGTTATACTCAAGACCAAAAAGGGCGTTGAGTCCAGGTTCTAGCTCTTTGGCGAGCTGTGCTCTAGATATTGCCATGTTTTAAGTCCTTCCTATACGCCAGTTGTTGAAACGGTACCTTGGACGATAGATCCAGTAGGTGCGTTAAAGTGGTTATTAATACGAACGACTAAGCCAATTCCTACAGCAGTAAAATCTGCGTTTGCAGGATCGTCTTCAATGCCTACAATACGTAGAGGAAAAGTGTTAGTTGCTGCTGCTGTGCTTAGATCAACACTAGCTGAAGAAATACCAGTAGTTGTAGAACCACTGTTACCACTTGCCATTTGAACATTAGAAAAAACATCAGCTCTTACTAAAGCTTCTGTTGCTGCACCAGTGTTAACACTAGTTGCTATTACAAACAGTTGATTAGGATCGTCGTACACGAAAGCCTTTACTGGGTGGTTACTATCCGCTCCAGATCCAGGCCAATAATTACTCCAGGTTGTTTTACCTGTTGTGCTAGAAACATATTCACACCCCCAAAACACACCTACTATAGAGACTGTTCCACCTGCAGCAGCTTGTAAGTCATCAATGACTCCAGCAGCTGTAGGAATAACGGCTTGTCCTCTGTATAGTACGTTTGAATTGTCATAGGCGATTCTATATTCCGTGGCACCTGTAGTATTTGCACCTTGACCAAGCATTTTTAAAGGTCTAAGTCCAAAAGCTCCATTAATATTTGCCATTATAGTATATCCTCTTCTATAATACGGTTAAAAAAATTAGTCCTCACTCTTGCGAGAACCTCCAAATGTTACACGAGTTTCTCTTTCTGGCTTATGAATAGCCATTGCAGGATGCTGAGAACGAGCTAACTCATTGTCAACAGCTGCCATTTGATCGCGGGTTCGTGCCCGATAATAGTTATCTCGCTGTTCTGCGATTTCGATAGGCAACCTGCCAAGTAATAATCCACCTACTCCTATAACTCCGGCATGTTTGCCGTCGTCTATTGTTGGAGCATCAAAATCTGGGTATTCGTCTCCTCGTACTAATTCCCAACCTTCTCGTGACATAGCTGAAACATTTTTACGATCGTCAAAACCCATAACTTCTGCTCGAATCCACCTATGAACATAACCTTCAGGTGGTTCCGGCGCTTCTAAAGCTGATGGTGGCTTCCAGGGCCCTCTGCGTGCATTCTTTTCGCGAGTTTCTTGAGCACGTGCTGTTCTCGTATTACTTTGGGGAGTTGTGTTCTCCATTTTTTCGTTTGTCATTTTCTTACTCCTTCACATATTTTGCGTATTCTTCTAACGGTACGCCCAGCTTTTTGGCTATAGCTACTTGTGAAGGCGACAACCGCACAGTTTTTCGTCCACCTTTATTGCGGGATTTGGAAGTCTCAGCGGACGCAACTTTACGACTTCCTCCGTTAGTAGCCTGGGTTCCTAACTTATGTGGAAACTCAGACGCTAATCTTTTATCGAGTTCAGCATAGTACTCTTGACTTTGTGGGTCAAACCCTTCGTCTTCAATTAAACGCCTGTGGATGCCAAATGAGGCATATGTCATAACTTCGTCATGTCCAAACCACTCGTTTTTGTTAGCCCAGGCCTCAGCTTTTGGATCTGGTGGTTGCTGCTGCTGAGCTTGTTGTTGAGGTTGTTGCTGAACTTGAGGTACTGGATCTACTTGCTCAACAGGTTTTTTTAACTTTGATTTTTCTACAGTTAATGTAGCTAAAGCTTCTTGCGCTTCTACAAGCCTGTCACTATCTCCTGCTTCATGTGCATCTTTTAAAGCACGTTTAGCTCCTGTTAGTTGAGATTCAATCCGTCCTCCAAACTCTTCTTGATAACCTTTATCTAAATTTTGCAAACGAGATTTTAAGTTATCATTTTCTTTTTTAACGTTTTCTGCAAATTCAACCGCCGATTGTTTTTGGCGTTCTTCTTCGCGCATACGTTTAGTAAGTTTATCAATGCGGGTTTTAACACCTGCACTATAATCTTCTAGCTCATCTTTTTTTTCTTCTTCAATTACTTCTGGTGGTTGCTCTGGTTCCGCATCGCTTCTAATCGTTTTAGCGTTTGGATCCACATCAATGTCTACGGATTCTTCTTCGGCTTCGCCAACTTCTAATTGTCCTTCGGGCATATTAATACTCCTTTAAATATGTTTAACATCATCTGGTTCTAAAATAGTTGCAATCACTTCGTCATCATTAAGAATACGAACTTCTCCGCCATCTATTTTAAAACGTGCTCCTGCGTAACGGCCAATACAAACCCACTGGCCTTCTTTGCACCAAGGCTCAAAATCTCCGCCAAACTTTACCGGGTCTTTATACGCTAATGGTCCAACTCTAAGTACGTACGCTACAACTGTTGCCAATTGTTCACGCTCTCTTACAGCATCCGGAATATAAATTCCTGAGTCTGTTGTTGCTTTCCCCATATACGGCATGACTAAAATACGCCACCCAGTAGGTTGAGGAAGTCTTTCTTTAAGGTTTTTCTCTATTAAACTCGGATCAAGAACTTTAGCATCTTGCGGTTTATATAAAGGTTCTACGTTGACATTTTTCTTTTTCTTGGTTGCTTTCACAACATGGTCGGGCACATAAAGTGTTTTCGACATTAGTTATCCTTTCAATTTTCAATTACTTTCTGCTTTCTCGTTTCTATCCAGAGCATCTTTAACTTCACGCTCTGCAAATTGCAAACCTTTTAACTCGCCTGCCAGTTGGCGGTAGTCCTCCATAGTTTTAGGATTACCCGCGAGTATGGCCTGTTCTGTTAATGCTATTCTTTCTTGTATTCCTTTAAGAATAGCATACGCAAAATTCAATGAATCCACTAAAAGACTCCGTCAAACTTCGTTCCTTTAACCATCGCTCCTGTGCCACGGACACCTTCCGTTTCACCTAATGAAGCGCGTGAGTTATGACCCTGTATAGTTTTAACTTCCGCTCCTACTTCCATAATACCTTCTGCAGCTAATCTATTTTGCTGATCAAAGTCGGCTTCGGATGGAGAGTATCCTGCGTCTTCTTGTCTTTCCATAGAAATACTTAAACGGCTACCTTCTTTGTCTGCTGCTTCTATACCACCATCTCTATAATTTTTCATAGTGCCGCCCATATTACGAGCTTTGCCATAAGTTTTGCTTTTGTTAAATCTGCTAGGTGTTGCTGTTTCGGTTGCAGTAAAAACATTTGGGAACTTGGTTCTTTTATTAGGTAATTTAGAACCTGTAATGGCTATCTCTTGACCAAGAGCTAAAGGAGCTCTATGTCCTTCAGATTTACCTTTCTTCCCTATGTCTTTGATTACTTGTTCCATAGCATCTTGGGCACGACCTCTGGTTGTTTGCGTACCATAATTACCACGACCTACTTTTTCTTTCGCCATTATTTTTCTCCTTTGTTAATAGTTACCACTAAAGTTACGTCCTTTAATAGCTGCACCACCTGTGAACATGCTACTAGCTACTTCGCCTTCTTCAAAATCTAAACTTACGCCACCTGCTGCGTTTTTCCTGCCATATTCTTTATACATGAACTCAGGAAGAGACATACTGTCAGCAGCATTACTATCTATATATTTTATTCGTCCTTCTTTTATTTGTTTTTTTGTAAAGTTTTTTAACCAATTTTCTACACCCATTAGAATATCCCCTTAAATGTAAAACCTTTAATGGCTACGCCTGCACGACGGGCTGTTCCGCCTCCGGCCATATTCATTTTAGATTGTTGTAAACGACGTACTCCGCTGCTATGCGCTGAACCGCCGCCCATAAATCCGTCACGGTCATTCATTTTCTTAGCTTTTGCTAACATTCCTTTAGCAGCATTCTTAGGAATATACATTTGCTCCGCCATTTGACCGGCTAGTCCTTTATCTCTTTTCATTATGTTCTCCATACCATTGTTGATAATAATATAATAATTGTTCCCGCTGCGCCTATCATTATATGTTCTAAGCGTTTTATTCTTATAATAGTTTCTTTCCAACGTTCTGCACACACCGCTTCATGTGTTTCAAGTTTAGATGCTACTTTTGTTACGGTCGGCTTAGTCATGTTTTTTTCTTTCCGCTTTTATGTTGTTTTTGCACGGAAAAAGACGCTTTTTTAACCGCTCCTGGGTGCGGTGCATAATTGCCTTTCATAAGTTTGTAACCTTTTCCATCTTTCATCCAATGAAATCCGTCGGGTGCATCTACTGTTTTATTTGCCATTACGCGTCTCCACACTTCCATTGTCTACGTGACCAGTAATTAGCAGAACATCTGTCACTTGCTCCTTTAATACCACCGCTTCGCGCACAATAACTTTTTTTGTTGGCTTTAATGTGTGATTTAATTGTCATATTCTTATCACCAAAGTTAACTTTCTTTACTTTTCCGTCGCACTTTACAAAGACTTTAAACTTTTTTACGTCACCCTTCATAGGCTTATTGAGCGAAACTGTTTTTCCTTGGTATAATGCCATTAGTTTCCTACCTTATAGTCCTTACGCATCTTTTCTCTAGCAACCGTTGCACGTAACTGCGCAATGTCCTCACTAGAATTAATTCTTTCCGCTGTTAATTCTTGGCGACCTTCTTCACGATTCTGCTCGAATTCCATGCGTGCGTCAAATTCTAATGCTTTACGTTGTATATCTGTCGCTTTAATTTCTAATTCTTTCTCACGTAACGCTACCAATGGATCAACTTCTCCTTCTGGTGGAGGAGCAAACAATTGTAGTATTTCTGCAGTGTATTGTGAAATAAGAACAGCCACTCTTGATTCGCCATCAAAAGCAGGAGCTGGTAATCCTTGTGCTTCGGCTTGACGTGCCGCATCCATCGCTTCCATCATAGCAACTCCTCTTGCTTTTAAACCTATATGCTCACAAACATGCGCTAATAATAACGCAAAGATTGGTGGCGTAGAAGCAACAACTGGAGATTTCATAAAGGCAACGTGTGTTGCAATATGTGCATCTTGATCTTGCTCTTCAAAAGCTTGTAAATTTTCTTGGATTAAAGCCCGCGCATTTTCTATTGCAGGGTCAATAGGTTCCGGTTGTTGTGGCGGAGGTAGAATAGCTTCTATGTTTTGTACGCCTACCGCTTCATACATTCTTTTATACGCTTCGTACATATTATGCATTTCTGGATTAGACTGAGCAAGTTGTAATTGTGTTTGCGCTAAAGCCATACGTTGCGACACAGAAAAAATATTTGGGTCGGATACCGGCACAACATCGACACGATCGTCAAAGTCCGCTTGTTTTATAGAAGCTTCCGCACCATAAACATTGTATGGATACATTGGTGGTAAGTACTCACCAAAAACTTTTGCTAACATTCTAAACTCTTGTTTCTGCGCGTAATGTAACCGTTTATGAATCGCCGACATTACTTTAGAACCTTTTTCTAATAAGGCTACCGTTGTTCCTACGGCTGCAGATTGATTACCATCGCCAACTTGCATATCCGTAATGGCTGCAAATCGTCTCCCAGCGTCAACCACAAATCCTAAAAGCTGCATTAAAGTTTGACTTGGCTCTTTATAGGGAAGAGGAAGAATGCTGTCTTTTAAGGCTCCACCAGGAACATCTATATCACGGAATTCGCCGGGAGACAGGGGCTCGTCAGGCTCACGGATCCGAATACCTCTTGCTTTAAAACCAGCAGGGAGATTGGCTAATGTACCCGCGTCGATGAGCTGACGAAGAATGGAGGTAGCGGAACGACCCAAACCACCTATCATGTGTAATAATCCTAAACCGTAAAAACCTAATCCCGGTAAAAACTTATAGTGCGCAAAATACTGAAGTTTTTTATACAGCTCATCGCCCTCTTTCCAGTTTCTACGAATAGCTAAAACTTTTCCGCTTTCTAAATCTATTGTAATAATGTAGGGAAGTTTAATTCCTGTAGGTTCATTAGCAAAAGGATCCATGTGCTCGTAACCTTCAAGATCTAAATTTGTATGAAACTCCAATAAAGTGCAATCACTGTCCACAGAAGTTTTAGATATGCCAGAAATCTCTCTTTCTTTATCCCTTAACTCATCGTCTTCTTCATACGGCTGCAAGGGTATGTCTCTATAAAATCCTCCCGCCTGTAATTTTTTTACTTCGTTTTCTAACATCCGCACAACATGCGTTACGCGTGATGCAGATTGTAAATCGGTAGCGTTGTATGGAACCACTAAATCATCGGCGGGTATAAACTTAGATACCGCTCTATCTAAAGTGTCGTCAAAATATACCTTCTTAAAAGCACTTCCCGCTAATGGTAAATAAAACAATAATCTATCAATTTCCGGATCGTACTCTTCCATTACATTCATTATTTGATAATTCATATAATCTTGTACACGTTGCGCTTGCGCTTCTACTTGTGTATCTGTCGCCCCTATAATTTGAGATTTAACAGGGCCACTTGCCGGTAATAATTCTTTATACGCTTGCGCTTGGAATTGTGTAACGGCTTCTGCAATAACAGGATGCGTAACACCACTAGACCCACGGAAAGGTTCATCACGCTCTTCGTATTTTAATCCTAAAAGTTTGAGTCCCTCTGCATAAGAGTTTTCCCAATCTTGGCGGCTTTCTTTATCTTCTTCATATAAACCTAACAGCTCCGTAGAAATTTCCATTAACGTATCGTCATCTATACTTTCGGATAAATTAAAATCAAATTCTTGTGATAACTCTTCCGCTGCTGCTTCTTCAAAATTTATATTGACAGAACCATCTTCTTGAACCTCAACCATGCTTTCATCAAAATTAGGAGTCTCTTCCTCAACTGTTTCTACTTCGATATCTTCGCCACCCTCTAAATCCATTCCGGATCCAGGCATAGCTGAATCGATTTGTGAAGGAGGAAGTCTTCCGTTTCCTTGTGCCATAGTTTATTCTTCCTTGTTAAAAATGTCCTTTAAATCCTGTAGGTTTATCTTGTGACTTTGTTAATCCTTGTTTTTTCTTTATTTTCTTTTTATATAATTGTTCTTGATTATATTGATTACCATAATCTTGAACTACTTTTTCTTTTTTAACAACTTCACCAGTACTAAATCTAGTTAAACCTGCAGCTGGTGTTAGTTTTGGTGGCATACCATGATGCACCATTGTAATATTTTTCTTAGATGTGTTCATAGTTTATTCTTCCTTTGTAACTTTTTTAGAAACTTTATTTGTTCCTTTTACCGCTCCTATCATACCCATACCACCTTTAGCAACACGGTAACCAAAAGATGCTGATATAGATATATAAATACAGTTGGCAAACCAATCCGGTGTGCTCTCATCTAAAAATACAAATCCTTGCTTCACAGCATCCTGTGTCCAA